ATTTATTAAATAGTAATATGTTCATAGAAACCCTAAAAACGATGAAGTTGTACAAGAGGGAGAGCAAACTGGGTACCATGCACAACTACCACAGGAAGAAATTGATCTATGTTTTCAAGTGTGATTCGTGTTCTGAGGTATTCATGAGGCCCAAGAGCAAGGTGGATCCAGATCGTGCGTCAAACGACTACAAACACGTGTGTAATGCCTGTGATTCCAAGAAGTTCGCCCAATCAGTAGGTGTCAAGATGCGTAAAGTGTATCAGTTGGACGCCAGCAGTACCAAGACCCTATAACTGTTTCCACCGGATGTCATCACGTGATCCCGTGATCCATCTCTGCAGGTCAGCGTAGATGCCACACTTTATATTTGGTTGGTCGAAGTACCAACGCAGGAACGGATTGCCTTCTAAATATTCTTTCCTGTTGATGAAGTAGAAGTTTGTTTTGGGAAATTTCCTGAACGTCTGTCTCAGTTGATACATCCATTCGTACTTGAGGTATGCCTTCATGCTGGACCTGTCTGGGTAGTTCCGTGAATTTTTATATATGTTATTCTGTATCCTGCTAGGCGTGTCCATCTCCCACTGCTGGGCACCCATTATGTCGAAAGCCATTATCACTATGTTCTTTATGCCTGACTCAGCGGCCATCAGTACAGCACTGCAACCGGAACCTCGTGCCTTTGAGAAGTCATTGGTCTTGATCTTGTCGCCCTTCTTGACGTCACCTCCCCTCCATACCCTATAAATTTTTAGTCCCTCGGGTATGTGGTGTTCGTGATCGCCCTCGCAGATGTAGTTCCACGTGCTGATGTCGTCTGGACCGTGTATGCTTGGTGACTCCTTGCCATCATTGTGCCACCGGGCCAGTTCCTCGTACATGGGAGGATTAACAGCCACTATGTGATCACACAGCATGGGATGGTCTCGGTATATGGCGTTACATCCATATATCACACCGTGCCCTTTTAGGTTGTCTATTGGGAAGATGTTTCTTGATTCACCGTTGCCTATTATGAAAGCGGTATCCATTAGATGCCAAATGATTCTCCACAACCACACGAGCTCGAACTGTTGGGATTGGATATCTCGAACTGCGATCCAAAGGTCTCCTCCACCCAGTCGATCTTGGTGCCCATGACATACAACAATGAGGTCTCGTCCACCACGAACCTGCCTGTGCCCCAGTCTTCTACATGATCGCCTTCGGCGACATTTTCCTTGGTGTCAGCGAATCCCCACTCATACTTGAATCCTGCACATCCTCCACCCAGCACCGCCAGGCTCACCGCGTACTTGCCGGTGTTCTTCTCGAGTAGTCTCTCTATCTGTGCCTTTGCACTGTCTGTGATTTCAAATGGTTTCATACTATTAATTATTGTCATTTTACATAGGCTCCTTCATTATTTCCCATGTTTTGTACGCCAACTTCAAACCAAAATTTAGTAGCATCTGATTTCTTCTCAAAGCTCATGTATGCGTTCTGGTGTTCCCAGTGGTTCTTGGGGTTCTCGATATCGCCCGCGGGCTCGAACCACCAACCCCACTTGCCTTCACAATTCTGTTGGCACCAATCTATGCAGTCACCCATCACTCCATTCGAATTCATATCAATGTTGTGTTCGAATTGCATCATGTAACCACAGTCAGTAGGTATGTCGCCTAAATTAGGTTTTATCCTTTTTATTTTGACTTTTCCAAAACTTCTATTCATAGTATCCCAATTCTGTAAGAAGTTTTACATTGGCATAAAGTGGTCCTAGGTTGTATCTGTTTTGTTGATCGTTGAATTCACTAAAAAATCTTTTACTATTCATTCTACCAATGTCGGTATATGGTTTGCCTTCAGCGAAATGTACAACTTTAGTTGGCGTCAATCCAAGTATTTTGCACCAGTGTTTTTGTTCGCTATGATATTTTTTGACCATGTAGTCAACGTTAAATTTTTGCATACATTCTAAGCCGATGCCTGTGGCAAGCCTGTTGGCAACATTCTCATCATTTGCTATTTGCATGGGATCATATATTTTTTCCTTGGTCATTCTGAGAGCAACTCTGGCATTGGCAATAGGAAATGTTTTACTCAAACTAAAACTTATCGATTCAATGCAAGTGGGACTAAGATCAATCTGTACATTATCAAATGTTGTGTTGGGAAGGTATATGAAATCCAGCATGACAGGCACACCAAGCCTCTCGCATTGTTCTAGTAGTTCTTTCTGTTGTGGATGTTCGTCACCCAGTCTTGCAAATGGAAAACTTAATATTACAACATCGTTGGCTTTGATATCATCTTCATCTATGTACATCCATTTCATGCCTAATTTTTTCCAACATTCCATATGCCACCAATACTCACCTTTGAAAACTCTAAATCTACGTTCTCTGTGTTTGATATAAAAATTAATGAAAGTTTCTTGTGAACCCTGTGCAAAGCAACTATGTTTGAATTCGTCCAACCCTTTAAACTGGAACCTTGGACATGTTTTAAACCATGTTACAAAGTATTCCTCAAATCTTTTAACAATCCACGGGTCTAACAGATATTTGTTTAGTTGAACACTTTTTGTGAAATCTATCAGGTCTTTGTCCTTTATGCAGTTACCACTAGAATAGACGCTCCAGGTCTTAGATCGTAATTCATTGAAGTCGTCACTTACAGGAATATTCCATATGTAATCTCCTGGAATGTCTAACTTGTTTTGTACTGATGCTGTCATCAGTGCCCAAGCAATCTCTGTTATCTTGTCTGTATTTTGTTTAATTTCTGACATACTTTCTCGTAGTAATTGTAATCTGTTTCCCAGGTGGGATCGTTTTTATTCTTGTTATGGTTGGTCCTTAGGAACCATTTCAGCACAGGAGCATCAAAAACTAATTCCCAATACCCTTTTGGCCCAAAAAACAAACACGAGTTGATCACTAGATCTTTTGACACATATTTGCTCTCCCAAATAAGGTGTTGCAGGTCAATCCCATCAATGATTACTTTTGCTAATTCAAAATTAAGATCTTGTTTGATCTCATTGTTGTCATCAAGTAGGGTGTCTCTGCCCTCCTTGTTAATGAAGTGAATCCTGAGTATATTGTTTTTTTCCTGTGTGTCTGCGTAAAATGTAAGTTTGTCCTGAACCTTGCTGATAAAAACATCATTACCATTTAACTCTATCCTACAGATTGGATATTTTTTATTGAGAATATTAATGTTTTTAAAATAGAGATCGAATTTCATATAATATTATAGAACAACTATTTCCAGTTGTCAACAACGAACTGATCAGCACAATCCATAGGGTTTGGTGATCCATGGAACACTGCCACTCTATTACCAGGTTCGATCTTTGCCGGTTCCCTGAACCATTTCTTTCCGTCTTTAGTCAGTAGTTTCGTGTCCTTCAGTCCTATCATCTCCCACTTGTATGATCTTATCCATTCGTCTGGAAACCATGTGATGTCGTCCAAGGCCCTCTTGGTTATCCAATCCTGATCACCGTGATTCTGTTGCATGATTTGTGCTGATCTGTCTTTGAATTCGTCCCATAGGTAATCCATCGTTCCTGCTTGCCAACGCATACAACTGGAGTTGCTAAGTTTCCAGTCCTTGATCCTACATCTATTGAAGTCTCTGATTATGTTGAACTTGCCTGCGTGACTAAACAACGGGTCTATGTTGTCAAATATCACAACATCGAGGTCAAAAAATAAAATGTTTCCATTCAACGGCATCTCGGGTGCGAACATCCACAACTTGCTCCACCATGATTTGATCCATGGATCATTGGGTAGTTTTATTACGTTTATATCTTGGTCTAGTCCTGAGGGATCATCTGTGAGACAGTGAAACTGGTACGGCACTGTGGTGTGCCTTGCTACCATGTTTTTTAGTACATTGGCATATTTAGAAATATACTTGTTCCCCCACTTAACGCACACTACGTGATTCATAACTTTGCTCCAATGCTTCCATCTGTATTTGTTTCCAGTCATCGCTGTCAAGTGTATACGGATAATCCGCTTCGACAGAGGGTCCTGTTATTGTTCTAATGCTTGTAATATCTAAATTATTGTTCATGATCTCATGTACGTCGTGTATTGTGGCATTTGTACCAAATGTCCGCTGTAGGTCTACCTGACCTATCTTAATGTAACCTAGAGATAGTTTTGGGTCTTCCCAATCATAGTTATTTTCATTAAGCCAATTTCTGTACTCATCCATTTCCTCTTTTTTGAAACAGTTTGCCTCTGTTATTGTTTGCCCCCACTCAACATCGAATTCACCAGAGTAGTATTTCTGGTGGTTTATTTCTGAACACAAGGCATCAGTCATCTTGGGTGCATGTTCATCCCTAAAAACTTCGTACAATGTCTTCCCCACCTGTGACCAGTGTAGGTAAACCCCGCCTAGATCTCTGTCATACCTATTCTGTTTAAACAGTTCAAAATCTTCGTCATGTAAATTATATCTAGGTGCATTCAAGAAAGTTGTTATCTGTGATGCTCTCATCCATTCGGGCTCTATGGCTTTTTTCCTATCAGCGTTGACCCAACTTTCAATTTCATGACAAATGTTGTTAAGTTGCCTAATTGCATATTTCGTTTCACCATCTGCCTGTTTATAAAAGTCTGAAACCTCCCAAGCGTTGCCTTGCAATTCTTCGAAATGCCTGTGTAACAAATTGCAGGATTCGTGTTTCAATGCCTTTCCCGGTGTGGCCGGATTGGGTCCGTCCACTTCCTTGCCCATGGGCAAAAATGAACTGTACTGAAAGTCATCTGCTGTGAATGGGTGTATCTTTTCGTAAGCAGGTTCAAAATTGAAAGAGTTGATCTTTGATACATTTTTGTTCAACTCACCTACAAGATATCTAAGATCCCTCTTTGAATCTGCAAATCCAAGGAAACAGAAATTCTTCTCTAATACTCTTTGCTGTTTGAGATTATCTTTGAGTGCATCGAGCCACCTGTGTCCTAAAGGTGTGTCATATACCTGAAAGTAGTAGGCTTTGTTGGTTAAGCCTACTCTGACCATGTCGTGGATGAATTTATCCTTTTTTGTAGATGGCACTGTTGGCTCCATGTTCCATGCATTCCACACTGTCCACGAAACATCTTCCATCTGTCTTTTCTCTGATCAACTTGTCAGCGAATTCAAATGCATGTTTGGCGAACATCTCAGCACCAACACCATCAAATATTCTTATCTCGGCCAGATCAAGTTGTTCCAACTCCTTGAATTTCTCCATGTGTGGATCGTTTTTGTCTAGTGCGAGTTTATGGTCGAAGTGATCCTCTAACCATGCCTTCAGAGGTTTGAGTCCCCCAAAGTCAACTGCCCAGTTCTTGTTGTCCAATTCCTTGCAACCAAATGTGAATTTGAATGCCAGGCTGTATCCGTGCAGTAGGTGGCAGTGTGAGTGATCTGCGTTGGGTTGTCTGAACACCGCAGAAAGTCCTATGTTGTGTCCGTATGTTTTAGTTGAGTAGTAAGTCATCGTTTCTCCTTGCGTTGATGACTTGCAGAGTGTTTATAGAGGGGTGAAAGTCTTGAGTCCTCTCGATCATCAGTTCAACTTCTTGTCAATCTTTTGATCCATGTCCATCTGGAACGCTGTGTCTCTGATGCGATCCGTCAGTTCGTTGGGTATACTTAACTCACCGTCTATGATGCTCTTCAAGAAATGTATCATCACAGTGAATTCGTTCCTGTTGGCCACTGTTTCAGGATCTATTCCGTGTTTCTCCATCGCGTTCAGCATGGCCTCTGACACGTCTACCAGTGCCTTGATGCTAGTGGAGTGTTTGTCGAAGTGTGCCATTAGGTTATGATGCTGGGTTTCTTGGGAACCTCGATCTTGCTGAACACCCTGTTGTATTCCTCTGCGATCTTGTCATTGATGTGTGCTATAGAAATCAGTTTGTCTGTTGCTATGTTGAACGGTTCATCTTGTTTGGCAGTGGAGAAAAATGTACCAAATGCCAGTCCCTGCGGACCGTTCATTAGTACAAGTGCCTTTTCAATACTGACGTATTGTGTGTCGGTCCTGCCTGTGAATTTTGCGATGACCTCTTCCCCTGAAGCCAATTTAAGAGTAACTAGATCTCCATCTTTTATTTTATCAAACATAACCTTATTATAAACTATCCTACTAGATTGTCAATGTATTTCTTCAATTCCTTGTCCTGGACGTTAGGTGGTATGTGATTCATGAAGAATATCTGGTAACTGTCACTTCCATACTTGCCTATGCCATGCAACTCTCCGGCATCCTTGCCGTCCCATTCTAGATATTGCTCGGTCATTTTCCTGATCCTTTTAGATCGCACCTGCCACATGCCTAGTGGTTTAAGCATCTCCTGTTGTGTTTTAAGTCTACCACGCAGGTACGCCGCTGGGGTGGGATATCTCTTGAAAAGTTTTGGTAAGATGATCTTGACATGCTTCCTGTAAGTCAAATTTAGGCACATCACACCGACCATGTGTTTCCACTTCTTATGTGGAGATTTTATTTGTTCCTGAACCATGAGGTGATCCACCATAGGGTTAACCATAACACAATTATATCTTGAAATTTTTACTTTGTCAACTCACCCATAAATTGTACAAGATGTCTTTTTTTGGAACTTGCGTTTGCCGAACCATGATACATGTACCATGGGAACGTAAAGGTATCGCCCTGTTTCCAATTTGAAATACATTCATTGCCTACAATAAAGACTTGTCCAACTTGCCAATCACTACAAAACAAAATACCTCGATAGATGTCTTTGGTAAGTGTCTTGCTGAAATCATATGTGCCTTTTGTTACGTACGGTCTGTGTTTGTCAACATGGGCACCACATAAACTACCTGGACTCTGAACATTTAGAATGGCCTGCGTTTTTTCTATATTGAAATTTTGTTTTATTACACTGTGTATCTCATGGTCAGATTCTAGCTCGTACCGGCCTATGTCATTATTTTTAATCATTCCATCGTGCCTAGTTTGAGCTATGCCTTTTACCGACGGTGTGTGAAAAGGTTCTTGTTCCGGCGAAATAGATAATAATTTATCAAAATCTATGTGAATATTTCCTGTGTACGTGAACTGTTTCTCTTCGATGTTTTCTTTCCAAACTTCTTCACCGATTCTTCTTAACTCATCAGGATCCTGAATCATTTCTAACCAAACTGTGTTTAGGTATTTTTCTTGCATGGCAATATTTAATTTTTATTTAACTGCTTGTTTATGAATTGGGCCATGCCGTCGTAGGTCTCTTGGTACACGTTGCCGTGTTGGCTCCATTCCTTGGGCATCTCCCAACGGTCATGGTTCACCACTATCCATCTTGTGTCTGGATCCGAGTATCCCATCAACTTGTGGAACTGGTATATCCAGTAACTTGGATCAACAGGCCTCTTGATGTAGGTGTAACCTTCTGATCCTGTGTACATGTTGTTGATCTTGCCCTTCTCCAATGGATGCAGATCAAAACCTAGCATGAATATGGCCTTGGGTTTGAAAGTCAGTCCTAACACTCCTGCGTATGGACCTGTGCCCCAATGGAATGGTTCGTCCTGTCTCTTCTCTCCCTTATACGGTAGGTCGGGAAATTTCTTCACGTTAGGCCAGTGTGCGAACTGGTCGGCCCAGTTGTCCCTGGTGTAAACAGTGGTGCCTTTACCAACCGCGTTCACGGCCTGTTGGCACATATGCCTGTCAGCACACACAAGATATTCAGTGACGTAGTCTCTGTAGATTGCATTACAACCTATTACCGTGCTGAACATTTTCAATGGCGAGATATCAAATCCCCTACGGCTTTCACCGTTGCCGATTATACTAACATACTTGGTCATAATACTATTTAATCACCCCGTTAAACGCACACAGGCGTCTGTATACTGCTGGTAAAATTGAAATAGGAATAGTTGTACATATCACTCATTTCCGTTGATCAAATGCCATACGGTGAGATATTTGTCCCAGGCCTTTTGCAGTGTAGGATATTTCCTCCGCAGTGCTATAGCCTCTGCCCCCACCATTTCCGCCTCCTCGTATGCCCGTTCCTCATCCATAGCCCGTTGTGATTGTTCGACTAGAATCCTGTCACCATTTGGTAATTGCTCGTACACAGTCTCTCCACCGTCAGGCGAAACATATATAGGATTGATCCTTCTTGCTTTCTTTGGCATCAGTAATATTTCCTGTGATCCCCACCTGGGTGTGCGTGTCGTATTCCGCCTATCTCCTTGGCATCACCTTTAAGCCTCGGTATGAAGTGTATGTGTGGCCACATGATGGTCTGCCCTGCCGGTATTCCCATGTTCATGCCGATGTTGAAACCATCAATTTCACCTGTCTTGATCTTATCGTTTCCGTAGTCGTACGCCATGCCATAGGACCTGCCCACGAAATGTGCGTTGTTCTCCTTGGGTATGAAAAGTTTGTGTCCTGGCACACACGGATACCTGTCATTGAATACAAATGTGAAATCTGATTCCATGATGGGTGAGTCATTGCCCATCCACACGCTCTCGTCTACGTTGTCAACGATTTCATATTCTTTCTTGTAGATAGGTTTTTTCGATGGCATTGGTTTCTATGATTCCTATCCTTATATTACTTGAATTTGGTCTGTGTTGCAATCTAATTTTTTCCCAATACTTTGTTTTATTCACTGATGGGTTGTACTCTAGGACGCCTAGAAGATTTACCAATGCTTTCCTCACCTTTTCAGCACCGCCGTGTTTCTTACAGGTGTCGGATCTGCCCACGTGAACTATATTGTTTTTGATTTTAATCTTGTACACACACGGAAGACGTATCCATTCAGTTTTTGGATTTTTGTTGTGCCTTATCTTATATTTGTCTATGGTGTAGAGGTCTTCTATCTTATACCATTTCATGACATCGCTCCCACGAAGTACGCACCTACTATGCAACCTGCTATCCCAAACACCACATCGTCCCAACTCCAGTGTCCCTTGCTCCATAGGTCCAGTGCTTCCTTAAACACCGTCGCTATCATTCCCATGTATATGAATGGTTGCCAGAACACTGCGAACAGTGTCAGGAACATGGCCCAGAAGAAATGCAGTTGCAGATCAAATCTCAAATAGAATAGTACTGTTGTTGCAATTCTTTTGTAGAGCTGTTTAATATCTGGCATTCTTGATACCTAGTTGTGCATAAACTTTCTGAACTTTCCTCGCCTGGAAGTAACAGTCTTCCAAAGCGTTGTGCAGTCCTGTTCTCTTCTCGGTCTCTCTTGGTACTAATGAAAACAGTGTCCTCGAATCTCGTATCTGCCAGTATTGCCACGGTTGTGGGTGTCCCAGTTGTGTGTATAGATTCTGTAGTATGGCGTAGTCGAACAACGGTCCTTGACACCAGAAAACATCAACCCCCACGCTCCATTTGTTGATGGTCTTGATCATGGCGTCCAGTGATATCCTGTCCTTGTCTCCCAATGCTTCTTCCATTATCTCAGGATCCTGTCGACCCCACCAGTCCAGTGTGTCCTGCATCACGTGTCTTCCCATCGCGGTCTGTGAGTCAACGTCAACACGGAAATACATGCCCTGTGAAGGTTCCGCAGTAGTGTATGGATCAAATTTTACACCACCAACGGTCAGTATGGTGGCGTTGGGATTAGTAGATAAGGTCTCCAGATCTATCATTGCGTGGATCATGCACAATTATACTATGAAAATGTAGTAATGTCAATTATGGGGATCCACAACTTCTCAGGCAAGTTGGCAAAAACTGTTTTTTATCTATAGTTTGTTTTATATCTAAATTGTTGTGTGTTTGATTGTATATGTAACAACACGGAGCGAGCACACCCTCGGCACTCAAATACAGACTTTTCAAAGACAGATGCATACAGTCTTTTGACTTGACCGTGGTATTTCTTTCATTCGTTGTATTTTTGAATAGTTTTCCCCCTGTTCTGTCCCATTGTTCCTCATGCTTGGACCATGGCTTGATATCTACCGGATTACCGGACCTGTATTCATAAGCCTGTTTAGGATGTCGGGCATTCTTTACAAATTCGAACTTCGTAAATCCCATTTTGTTGGACATCTGCATACACTTTTTAATTTGGTGTTCGTTGTGTTTGAATGGAATGAATTGCCATATTGCCTTGCCACCAGCATCGATAAAACTTTTGGCATTTTCTATTATTTTGTCCCAATCCGTGGCCTGACGGTAAATGCTGTGGGTGTCCTTAAGGCCATCGATGGCGAACCAAACTTCTAGGTCATCGAGTTTTTCCGCTAACATTTTCCACCACTCTTTGGTGCGTAGGCTACCATTGGTGTGTATTTGTACCTTGACCTTTTTTGAAGCCAATAGTGCTATCTGTTGATCTATCAATTTGCCTGCACATGGATCACCAAAGTTGCCACCCAGTTGAACAACTTCTAAATTTGGCAGACTAGACAATGTTTTATCAAATGTGTCGATGCCTAAATCTTTGATTGTGAAGGCGTCTTTATTTAGACCATATCCCGAATGATTACGTCTACACCCGCTACACCAAGCGTTGCATCTACTGGTTGGTTCTACATACAACCATTTTACATCTAACAACTTCATACATGATTAATTATTGGTTTGCTCCAATCCATGTAGAATATTTCTAGTATAGGAAATGTTACTAAGAAGTTTGTGTCTGATCGTAGTGGTCTTGGTATTCCTTGAACTGTTCTTCTGTGAGGCACCATATCTCACCCGAGCTCTGAGGGAAATTGATCATTGCGTATTCCTTCACTTCCGCACCAGAGGCCTCGCACAATGGTTTTGTGTCATACAGTTTCTGCTCGTACACGCTCTCACAGGCTCCCGCCATGCACATGTAGACCACCAAAATAAACTTCATAAAAGTATTTAAGATAAAGTAAAATTGATAAAACTAGCACATCTGGGTTCTGGTAAATACACGTACATTATGGATTTCGTGACATTCATCGCAGAAGTGGGTTTCCCAATAGCAGGCGCCATAGCGGCAGGCGCCTTCGTGTTCATCACATTGAAATTCATACTCGCGAGTGTGACGGGATCTGTGAACAGCCTTAAGGCCATAATTGGTGCATTGGACAACAGGGTGCAGACCATGAACAATGATCTAGTCAAGATAGATGCACTGTTGAGTTACGTATTAAAGATCAGACCAAACGCTGACAGGTTGGCCGCAAACGAGGGCAAGAACGATGCTAGACGCGACTAACGATCTCGTGACAATGATCAAGGATTTTGGCTTCCCTATCGTGGCCGCGATGGGTCTAGGTTACTTCGTTTATTACATTTGGAAGTGGGTGACAGAGGAGATCAAACCCGTGCTGGGTGATGCTTCATCAACACTGATAAAACTGGTTGATCGTATCCGTATGTTGGACAATGACATGATAAGACTCAACACGAAACTTTCAATGGTGTTGGAGTACAAAGAAGAGATCATAAAGTCCGGGCGTTCAGACGAGTTGGACGAGATACTTGCCAAATACAAATCAAAGTCTGAGAGCTTCGACTCCACAGGCGATACAAAAAAATAATTACTTCGTTGTTGCCTTAAACGTTCCGTCCCAATACTTGGGTTTGCCCGCTTTTATACGAGCCTTCATGTTGGCGTAGTACTCTGACATGTCCTCATGGAACTCCTTGGCTATAGCCAATCTCTTGAGTGCTTCAGTCCAATCACCAGCGTAGTATGATTCCAGGAACTGCCTGTGGTGTTCTGATTCCTTGGCCACAGTATAGATCTTGACCCCAATGGTTTTACCTTTTACTGCTATGCAGTCCAGTTCGAACACGTCGATGTTGATCCTGACCTGTTCCGCGGTCTCCGGTCCCAGCACTATCTGAACACCATAAGTCTTTGACTGTCCCTCCAGCCTCGCGGCCAGGTTAACACCATCACCCAGGCAGGTGTAGTCGAATCGTTGGTCCGATCCCATGTTGCCCACCACCACCTCCGCGGTGTTGATGCCCATGCCCATTCCGAAAGCGGGTATGCCCTCCTGCTGTATCTCCTCGTTGAACTGTTCCAGGCTCTTCAACATCCGGATCGCTGTGTGTACGGCGTTCTCCGCGTGCCTGGTGTCCTTGAGGGGTGCGTTCCAGAACGCCATCTGTGCGTCACCTATGTACTTGTCTATGGTGCCCTTGTTCTCCAGTATCTCTGCGGTCATGGCAGTCATGTACCTGTTCATTATTCGTGTCAATCCCTGTACGTCTCGGCCATAGTGTTCTGATATGGCGGTGAATCCTCTCACGTCAGTGAACATTATGCTCAACTCCCTTGAGTCACCACCCAGTTTCAGTAGGTCCGGATTCTTCTGTAGTTGGGCCACCATGTCCGGGGACAGGTACGTGCCGAACTGTTTCTTGATCTGTTGCTTGAGGCTGAACTCTTTTACGAACCTGTTGAACACAGCGTGGAACCCTGTTATGGTAGTGACCAGTATTATCCAACTGGCGTCCCACAGTTGTAGGTGTTTGACGAAATAGAAGTATGCACCATAGGCCGTCCCTGACCACACGGTCAACAACACAGCACCCACCAACCAGTAGGGTGCGAAACCTGCCAGCAATATTATTATCACTGCCAGCACTCCGGCCGCGACATATTCAAGGAAAGTGGCCGTGTCTACCCTCACTATGTTCTCACCATTCAACACCGTCTGCAAACTCACCGCCATGGCTGTGTGACTGTACTGCTCACCGTTTGGCGTTGCTATTATCGTGCTGATTCCTTCAGCGGTGTTCCCTATGATAACGGTCTTGCCTGCCACAGACGTGAAGTCATCCGTGATGCTGATCGTTTCAAACTGCTTGTTCCATCTCAGCCATATCCTTGCGTACTGGTCTGTCTTGACGGTTTTGAATTTTGGTACCCTTAAGGCTATCACTCCTCCCTCGCCGG